TGTGGAACAGTGGATGGAACTTGACAAAGCTTCGCAGAGAGCGATGCGTACGATGTACAAAGCTACAGGAGATTACGGGAAGTTAGCAAAACGAGTAAGACAAGAAATAGCAAAGACAGCAGCGGTGACAGGAGACACCTATCAAAACATAGGCGAGGCACTGTACCAATTATCATCTGCTGGTTTATCTGCTACGGAATCATTTGCTGCTTTGAACTCTGTTGTTAAGTTAGCTAAGATAACCGAATCAGATATGACAGACACCACTAAGGTTGTCGCTGGTGCATATAATAACTTTAAAGATACTATCACAGGTGCAACCTCAGAGACAGAAAAGTTTATGAAGATATCTTCTACTCTGTCTTACGTATGGAAACGTAATCAGATTGATATGAATGAGTTAGTACAGGGTTTGAATCAGTCTGCTCAATCAGGTAAGTTGGCTGGATTAAGGTTTGAAGAACTGGCTACTATCCTAGGTAACATGGGAACCAAGATGATTCGTAGTGGTCGTGCTGGTCGTATGTTCAGGTCTGCCGTTATTAATATCGCGCAGAAGAGTGACGAAGTACGAGAAGCATTTGACATTGCGTTTGACCCGATGAAGCCTTTGAATTTCATGCAAGTTATGGACAAGATGAAAATTAAGTGGGATGAATCAAACAAGAGTGCCCAAACTACTGCCACGATCTTTTCGATCTTTGGTAAGCGTGGTGCTCCTGCGTTGATCGCTATGCTTGATAGTTGGGGGAAGATTAGGAGAGAGGTTGATGGTTTAGGTTCTGCATTTGAGATGGCTGTCGAGCAACATGAGACTCTACTTAGAACCCAACAGCATCTTTCTGAAAACTTAGCTGTTACTGGTAAGCAAGTATTTGAGTATCTTACAGATTGGAAAGATTTAAGTCAACACATTAACAAACTTTTATTGGGTATAAGGCAAGGCTTTACTACCTCTGCCGTTATGAAGGAATCGAGAAAAGAGGTAGTAGACTTAAAGAAAGCCTATAAAGATTTAGGTGCTACACAGGAACGCTTAGTAGAGCTAACAGCACAGCAAAATGTATTACGAGCACAAGGTGCCCCAGAGGATGTACTGCGCTGGTATGATAAGTTAATCCTAAAAGTTAAGGCTGTTAAAGCTGGTTATATGAAAGAAGGAAAAGCTTTAAAGGAAGTTGAAGATAATAAGCTTTCTAATGCTATTGCTAATGCAGATATGGTACTTGGATACAAAAAAGCTGAAGAAGCAATTAACAAGATGAACCTAGCGTCAGGACACCACAAGAAGAGTTTGGAAGAAATGGTTCCTGAAATTGTTAAGGCAAGAGAAGAACTTAATGAAGCTAAGAAGACATACGCTACTTATGCGGCACTGGTTGCTAAGGATATAGCTACGATGCCACCTGAAGTAAAGAAGTCAATGGCGGACGCACTTAAGTTCTACCAGAATCTTGTTAAGCAGTTCTTTGACCTAAAGAATATGATGGCAAAAGATGTCGTTTCTGCTGGAAAGGCTATGTATCAGCAAGACCCCATGAAGGTTGAAGGTCGTGGAGGTTCAGAGGCAGAGGAAGCTTATGCTATCCAGATGGCAGATATAAAATGGCAGAACACAAAAAGACAAATGGAAGCAGAGAACGAGCTAGCTACTGCACGTTCAGATCATGATCTAACTATGCAAGCTAGGAATATGTCTGAGAGAGAATCTGACCAGCTAAAAAGGGATAGGGCTGTTGAGCAACTAGAACAGCAAGATATGATTTGGGCGGCTGAACAGGCGTACTTAGAGGAAAAGAGAGCAGTAGAAGAAGGCGCACTATTAGAAGCTGAGTATGAGATGGACGTAGATAAGGTGCAGACGAAGCTGCAAAGCTTAAATGATATAGGTGTTGCTGAAGACGAACTAGCTGCGAAGAGAGAACTACAGAAAGTAAAGATTGAGACAGCGGCTCAGTCCTACGATCAATACCAGAGGAAACGTATCGCAGGTATCTACGCTGAGAAGGGTGCCATTGCAGCATCAGGTGCTATGTGGGCAGCGTACGGCAAGACGATTGGCACATATGCTAGCTCTATGGTCGATCAGTGGAAGAATATGTTCGCTGAGATGGGTAAGGAAAGTAAAACTGCATGGAAGATTTATCAGGGTATCGCTATAGCACAGGCTATCGTTGACACATATAAAACGGCAACTGCGGGTGCTTCGGCTCTGGCTGGTATCCCGTTCGTGGGTCCTGCTTTGGCTATCGCTTGGGTCGCAACGTCAATTGCATCGGGTATGATGCGAGTCATGCAGATTAGACAACAGAAGCCGCAGACAGCGGCAAAGGGCGGTGTGTTTCAAGGAACTAACTTCGAAGCATACGGTACAGGCGGAGTTACGTCTGGTGTAGCTACTGGTATTATCGGTGACAATCCTTCAGGCAAGGAACTCGTGATACCGAGTGAGAACATCGCAAAGAATCGCGTCGATGGATATGTACAACCTTCTGGTGGTGGCGGTGGTGCTCCTATTACAATCGCTAACTTACTTACTAACGAGCAGATTGCAGGTGCAATGAAGTCGGACGCTGGCGAGAACGTAATCATAAACGCTGTCACTGAGAGTAATAGAACAAGAGGTACGATGTATAGAAGTACAAAAGAAACTGTTGGTAAAAGATAAGGTGGGTGGAAAATGTCTGAGATAAAAATATTTCCAATTGGATATATTGCGAGTACTAATAATGTGTCTAAAGGTTCGTGGGCTAGCGGAGGTACAGAAGAGAATCCTATGTTTGAGCCTAATGCTGGCTGCAACAAGGAAAAGATTGGATACTCTGCTATGTCTAATATGGAGAACCGTGCTATTATGACACGTAAGATAGCAGAACACAAACATGAGTTTGTTTACAACTATAAGAACATATGGAATTCTGAGTTTAAACTTATCCGAAGATTCATGAGAGATGTAGCTAACTATAAGGTCAACAGCTTCTATCTCGTTGACTTCTCTAGTGGGCAGCAAGTAACTAACCTAGCTACTGGTGCTACTTGGAATGCTTCGATATATGATACTACAGACTTCTCTGCCACAGCAGGAGAGGGCGGCAAGTACGCATGTATTTGGTATCCAAGGATTAGTAAGTTTAGAGTTGGACCAGTATCAGTTAAGGTAGAAGACTCTTCGATTACTTTTTCTAACATTAATGACTATGGAGATTTGAATCAGTTTTTGCAGGGAGACGTATACGCTTATCCTATGTATAGAGTTTACTGCAACCAAGATGACGAAGGATTCAAAGTAAAAGTACACGTGGACGCAAACCTTAACGCTTCGTTTGCGGGACCAGTAAGAGACGGTAAGGTACAATTTGTACAGAGAGATATAAGATAAGGAGAGACAATAGATGTCTAGAATATTAAATGCTTCATATACAGTAGAGAAGAACAAGCTTGAGGGTATGGCACCTATCAAGCTATTTGAGATTGAGTATGCTGACAGTGCGGCTAGTAAAGTACATTGGGCTGCTTGGAATGAGAATATAGAATACTTCCTGCCCGGTACTGCTACGCCTCAGACATACACAGCCGCTCCTGTGGAGATTTCTGACATGTCGTATACGAAGATTGACAGAAATCCAACTATGAGCATAAAGATATCTAATGTCGATAGGTCTATTATTGCTTATCTAGAACAGAACGATGCGTTACGTGGTCGTGCTGTTACTATCATAGATGTGTTCCAAGATTTACTTCACGATAGCGATGCGTATATAAAGGAAAAGTATTATGTGGATGGAGCTTCTTCATCTAAGAATAGCGCACAAATGGAATTAGTTCCAAAGTCTTCTATATATAATATTACTATACCTAAGAGGGTATACAGAAGAAACCAATGTCAATGGTCTTTTAAAAGCGAACAATGTACTGGCAGTGCGGAAGGTGGAACACCTTCAATTGGTACGTTACAGGATGACAGTGGAATAACTTCTTGTCTGAAGACATTGGCTAGTTGCGATTCGTATGGCAACGCAAAAAGGTATGGAGGATTTCCTGGCATACCTAAAGAGAGAATGTACATACCTATGTAATAAGGAGATACAATGTCGTTTAGAAAATTTATAGGTTTGCCCTATGAGCACTTAGGGAGAGATGTGGAAGGTATAGATTGTTACGGCTTGGTGATACTAGTTTATAAAGAGAACTTAGGAATAGAATTACCAGATGTTTGCAACTATACGTTTGGTAGGAACGCAGCGGATTACTTTACTGCATTCTACTCTGATGAAATGTATGAGAGTATCACTGGATTCTATAAACTTTGGGAACCAGTTGAAGTATCTAAGATTGAAAAGTATGATGTAATATTATTCCACGTGCATGAAGATGTAGATGGACCTACGCACTCAGGAATTTATATTGATGACGGAAAGTTTATTCATTCTATGAATGGAAACTCTAGCTCTATTCATAGACTTGATAAATGGAGTACTGCAATACATAGTATACACAGATATAAGGAGAGAGTTCTTAATGGCTAAGATTATATATATCCCTAATAAGTTCGCAGAAGAACGGTACGAGCACGAGACTAAGGAGAAGTCTCTTCGTGGTGCTGTAGAGAGCTTCGTCGCAGAGAACAAGGAACATAAGAAAGCTATTTGCGGAAAGAAGTCTACAGTATTTCTTAATGGCGAAAGATTGCATAAAGACGATTGGGCTACTCGCGAACTTAAACATGAAGACATAGTTGAGATCACTCACACCGTTGAAGGTGGATGGGATTTCTGGGATTGGTTTGGTTTCTTGATGTTTGGTCCTCTATGGTTCATGATGGAAGATTGGATGGAAGCAGATGTCGTCGAGGATGACCGAGGCTCTCCGACATACTCATGGAAGGGTCCTTCCACAACCACACAGCAAAACACTCCAATTGCAGTTGTGTATGGTGAGCATTTGTTAGGTGGACAGTATATAAATTTTAATATAGAAAGTGATGGGAAAAAGAATTATCTTAATGCCTTAATAGCTTTATGTGAAGGCCCTATTACTGGTGTAATGAATGAAGGTGCAACTGCCGCTGTTACTATGCCTGGTAACCTACAGAATGTAGATACAAAAGAACCTTATATAAAAGTAAATGACACGTTCGTTACTCTTTACGACGAGAGCTATTGGGCTGGAAGATACGGAACAAACACACAAACTACTATCCGAGGCTTTAGAGACCTACGAACTTCTCGTAACTATAGTCATCCTCTACCTGCGTTAAGAGACGCTGGTGCTGGTGACCACTGGACTGTGGCTCTTACAACGCTTGGTGATGTTGACGGTATGATTCACAAGTACGTTGCTCCCCAAGGTATCTACAGACAATACGACAGTGGTAAGAAAAAGAATAACTCTGTATGGTGGAGAATGCGATACCGAGTGAGTCCTGCTGGTGGGTGGCAGTATGACCCTCCTGTTTATAAGAGCAACCATGATAACAAGAACTCATGGAACAGAGTAAGCATGCACAAGAAGGGTGCTGTGCACTTAAAGACTACAACTTGGTTTCCAGCTAGGGATACGTATGATATCCAATTGCAGAGATATGCTCCTGCACAGAATACAATGAGTAGTAAGAAACAATCTATGTCATTAGTTGACACTAATGATGTAGTTGAGATAGTTAACGAGAACTTAGCTTATCCTAATACTACCTTGATAGCTTTAAAGATGCTAGCTACCGATCAGCTTTCTGGTTCGTTTCCTAACATAACAACCTTAGTTAGAGGTCGTAAGATTAGAGTGCCTGATGTCGGTTCTACCGATTTCCAAACCCAATATTGGGTAAATGGCAATCAATTTACTGGTGGTTCTTGGGATGGTTCTTCCTACGCAATAGAGTACTGCAACAATCCAGTGTATGTTCTTAGAGACTTTTTGCTTGATGATCGTTTTGGGTTTGGAGAAGTTATAAAAGAAGATATGATTGATGATACTTCTTTTGACACTGCTGCTAAGAGATGTTGGATACAACATGGCGAAGAGCATCAAAACGAACTTAATATTGTTATTGATAGCCAACACCAGCCAGGAAGTATTTTTGAAAAGATAGCTACGATTGGAAGACTTATAGTATTTTGGGCTGGTGGGTTTGTCAAAGCTATATACGAAGAAGACACAGACCCCGTACAGTTAATTACTATGGGTAACATACTTCAGGATAAGTTTCAAATAAGTTACATGCGGCAAAGTGAACTACCTAATATTATAGAAGTTACATTTGCTGACAAAGATGATAACTACAAACAGAATGCTGTAGAAGTAGTTGACGAAATAGAGTGGTCACTGAATCGACCTAAGAGGAAAAGGTCTATTAGATTTGAAGGTGCGACAAGTCGTACCCAAGTTCTACGTGAAGCTCAGATCATAATTAATAAAGCTAGGCTTGCTAGGACTACTATAAAGTTTGATTCTACTATGGGTTCAATCCATTGCGAGCCTGGGGATGTCATCGCTGTACAGCACGACGTTCCTCAGTGGGGATGGGGCGGTAGGGTTGTTAGTGGTACAGAATATACTTTAGTTATAGATCAACCTATGCCTCAAAATGTAATAGATAACCCGACTGATTATACAATACAAGTAATACACAGCGACGACGATATAGAATCTTATAGTGTTCTTAGTGTTAGCGGAAAGACTATAACTATCGGAGGTGGAGATTCTTTCACTACTACACCAGAAGAAGATGAAATATACATGATAGGTGTAATTGGTAGTAGCATTAAAGAGTATAGAGTTAAAGAAGTAAGGTACACTAAACGGCACACGGTAAGCATAAGTGGAATAGAGCATTCGAGTGCTATGTATGACACGACAGGATTGATAGTAAGTGATGACGAGGGCGGAGAATTGCCCAACCCTGCGGCATTTGCTGAGCCTGTGACAGACTTATTGGTATATGAGCTTAACACAGACTTAGGCATTGGTATTGCGTTTAGGCAACCAGAGGAAGATTTTAATTGGGCAAGGGCAGACATTTACATCTCAGACGATAATAATAACTTTATTAAAATAGCTGAAGGCTATGGTGATGATGATGTAATTTACTATAACGTTAGACCAGGACAGCAGTATTACATCAAAGTGTACTCAATAAATAAACAAGGCATAAAAAACAGAGATGCTGTATCTGATGTAATAACAGTTAAAGGCGATACCGTAGGTAACCCGCAGTCTCCTACAGGACTAGAAATATATCATCAAGGTAACGATACAGTATTTGGTGGTAGAGACTGTAAGTTCGAATGGAGGATTAATGCTCCGTACGGTGGCGCAGGAAGTCTTGGACCTGAACTACCAGCAGGGATTGGTGGACAGACTTGGGCGATAGTGAGAGATTTCAAGGTAGAGATTTGGGATACTAACTCAGCTACGAGGTTACGCGAAGAATACACAACGGATAAGTTTTTCGTTTATACGTGGGAAAAGAATTCAGAGGATAACGGTGGTTCTCCTGTTAGGTCATTCGTTATTAAAGTTTATCAAAGGAACTGGTTTAGTAAGTTGTCATTACAACCTGCTTCACTATTAGTTAGTAACCCTGCTCCTTCGATGGCGACAAACTCTCCGTCTCTTACAAATGCGTTTGACGGTTTGTTTGTAGATTGGTCTTCATACACAACTACAGATACAGACTTAGCTTCGTTCAAGGTGTACTATGGTACTGCTACTCCTTTGACCGCATCTACTGCCCAGATATCTAAGAATACAAAAGTAACTTCGCTTACTGGCTTAGTTACTACTAACCTGTACTACGTGCAGATAGAACCTTATGATCTATTTGGTGTAGGAACAAAATCACAGATTGCATCTGGAATTCCGAGAGAGTTGACCAACATAGATATAGGTGCGTCTATTATTGCAGCAAGTAACTTGGCTGCTAGTTGTGTAACAAAAGAAACTTTAAGAACAGACATCATTGGCCCTGAGTACATTGAGGCCAGTGCAATCAAGATAGAACATTTAAGAACTAACATCATAGACACGAACTATATTATAGCTAGTGCTATTGGTACAGTACATCTTAAGGCAGGTATTATAGAGACTGCCTACATTGCTGCTAGTGCTATTACTGCTGACTTACTGCAAGCTAGACTTATAAGTACACAGTACTTGGCTGCTAGTGCGGTTGAGACAGACAATCTAAAGGCTAACATAGTTAAGGCGGCCTATATAGATGGTAATGATTTTGGTACACTTACTATCACTAGTGGTAGAATTAATCTTAATGCTAACTATGGTATCTATTGCAACTCTGCTTCTGGACTGACGGTTGCTAGTGGTGGTAGTATTTACATGGAAGATGGCGGAGACATATACTTTAGAATTGGTGGTGGCGTTACGAATCCAGCAAACATTACATGGGTTACCGCCTCTGGTTCAGGAGTAAGCTTAGGTGGAGGTTCTGGTGTTGTTGCTGGGCGACTGAACTTGAAGCCATTAACAAACAACACAGAAAGATTTTATATTGGTAGTTCTAGTTACAGGTTTACATATATCGGTGAGTATGTAACCTCTGGTTGGGGTGTGAGTGTAGATAAAGGTTTAACTTCTAACTATTGTAGTATGACCCTAAAAAATGTTACTGCTATGTTGGATTGTTGGTCTGTGGTAGGACAAGATTCAACTTTTATACAACATGGTGTTCATATTAGATTGGGTAGTCTTCCAGCTATATACCCAGGAGGATTAGCGAGTCCAAACACGAATCATGATATAGGTTTACTTACAGATGGATGGGATAATGTATATGCTAGTAATTACGACAATCCATTAGATATGTACTACCTAGATACATACGATGACTTAGAGGTTATTAATAATATAAAACCTAGCGGTGAGATACACGAGAAAACAGGGCTTCCTTTGATAGATGATCGCACACTACCAGAATGGATGTTCACCAAAGCAGCCTACGACTTCGAGTACCATCGACCAGTTACAGATGTAATTACGGGTAGCTTACATAAAAGGCGAAAGAAAGGCACCGTAGCATATACTCCAACAGGTAAACCTTGGGTTTCACTTATCCTGCTAGACTCGTTAGCGTTTGGTGGTATCCGAGCGTTAGATCGTAAGGTAGAGGATTTGAATAAACGACTAAACGACATAGAAGAAAAGGAGTAAGATATGAATCCAGAAGATAAAGTCTTTGCAATACTAGGTAGGTACGTGTTTGAACATCAAGTATTGTCAGAACAATTGGAAGCAAACAAGAAAGAGGTTGAAAGACTTAAGGAACTACTAAATAAGAAAAAGAAGAAGGGATAGTATATGTCTCAGTATAGTATAGGGTTTGCAACTGTAAAGAATAATAGTGCTTCAGTATGGGGCGCAAGCTGTGATTGGCTTACCGCTAGTGCGGCTAAGGTTGGACACCTGTTTAAAATACAGGGTAGTGGTGCGTGGTATACAATAACTTCTGTAGTGAACGCTACTAAGATAACCATATCACCATTGTATGCTTTGGCTAACGCATCAAGTGAAGAGTACACAATCACTAGAGACTTTACTCCAAACTATAGTTTCCCTGAACAGAACGAGGGTGACTATGATTGGACGTATGCCTACACTCGTGCTATGCGAATGATAGACACTCAGTTCGCTACAATTACTGAGTCATACAGAACTTATATTATTACTTCAGGTTCGGGAAGAATGGGATGGGCTGTTAGTTATTGTTCTACCGAAGGACAAGTGCGGATAGCTAATGCATCTGCAACAACAGACTTATATCCAGCAGTAGGAGTTATAGCTTCTGACATAGATACGACTGTCTCTGTACAGCACAGTGGCAAGGTATTTGGTCAATCTGGTAACTTAGTGTCTACTCCTAATACTAGATACTATCTTAAAGCGTGGGATACTACCGCTACTTATAACTTAACGACAACCCCACCGACAACTGAGGGTTATGCTTTACAGTACGTGGGGGCTAACAGGTCGGCTACTGCTTTATTGGTAAACATTGATGACTATATAGGACTATAAAAAAGTGAGGAATCGAAATGGCTCAATATTCAGAAGGAAATGTTACACTAGTACAAAATAGTGCTACCGTACTCGGTGCAAGCTGCGATTGGTTAACAGCCAGTGCTGTGCGTGTTGGTAATTTATTTAAGAAGTCACAAGAGAACGCTTGGTATCAAGTTACCAGCGTGAACACAGCGACGAATTTAAATATAACACCACCGTACGCAGCAGTGAACGCATCAGCTACGGAGTATCTAATAGTTAGGGACTTTACTCCTAACTACGATCTAGTGGAAATTACAGCAGGAGATTTAGATTGGAATGATGCGTATACTAGAACTATGCGAATCATAGACAATCAGATGTATGTTGGAACAGGCGGTGGGTCAGCACAGGCTATATATACTATCACAAGTGGGTCAGGACGTTTTGGTTGGGCGGTTGGTATGACTGCTACTGATAACATGGTGAGTATAGCTAATGCTTCTGGTGGCTCAGACAAGTTGGCGGCTATAGGAGTTATTGCTTCTGACCTTGGAACTACTGTTCGTGTTAACTATACTGGTGCTGTAGCTTCTTATACACCGAATGACATCACGGCTACGAGTGGGAACAGACTGTATCTTAAAGCTTGGAACACAACGGCTACTTACAATCTAACACCTACTGCTCCTAGTAACGCGAGTAACATTGTACAGCTAATTGGAACCAACAGGTCGGCTACGGCTTTGTTGTTAAACATACAGGAAGACTATATCGAACTATAACGAAGGGGTGTAATTATGGCAAGTAAGAAACCATTATGTCATTATAGTGGCTACACAAAACAGATACAACCGGGAGATACTTTTAATGCTCCTGACTATCTAGTTGTGGGTTCTACCGTTGGAAGCGGTAACAACGTCCATATAAATGAGAAGGGTTCTACAGGTGTGTGGTTACAGTTTTCAAATGATACCACAGGACATTCTTTAGCATCTGGCTTTCATCTTGGCATAGGTGGTGCGGAAGATGCCAACGTTAGAAACTACTCCAATACACAAATGAAATTTTGGACTGATAACACGCATCGTATGTCCATTACTAATACTGGCGACTTGTCGTGTTTGTATAACGCTTCTATTGATGGCAACTTAGTTGTGGGCGGTAACATGACCGTACTTGGTTCTATGAATGTTGAGTCTTCAACATTATATGAAGGTAGTAACCAGTTTGGTATAGTTGCTTCTGATATTCAGTTACTAGTTGGACAGATAACTGCTTCTGGTCCTTTTACTGCTAACAGTGTGGTGTATGTCAACGCAACTGGAAACAATTTTATGACCAATGGTGTAACCGCAGACCAATGGGCCAACGACGACGAAATCCTAGCGTTTAAGTCTACAGGTGATGTAGATCATGCTTTTACTGATAAAGCTGATTCAAACACCTACGGTACGTTTTCTAAGATGTCCTCGGTTGATGGCGGGTTATGGATGGTCGGCTACTCTGAGGGTAACAGTGCTATAGATATTCGTAGTAGGGTAACTACGGAAGTTGCCACCAAGAGTACTTCTAGTACAGCAGCTATAATGCTTAACGCACAAAAGGAGGCTGAAAGCAGTGTAGCGAAAATGAGTGCCAATGCTAACTTAGTCGGCATGAGGACTCATGGAAGTACAGTATGGCTTATAGACACCGAAGGTGACACCTGGCAGTCAGGTAAGGTAGTAGCCCCGAATGCTTCTATTAATAGTACTATGCATGTTGGTGGAAACGCAACTATCTTTGGTAATATACAGACTGACGAATCTATTTACCTAGCTACCTCTAAGACACTTAATTGGAGAAACTCAGTAGATAGTGCTTGGCATTGGGCCATGCAATACGCTACTGATATCTTATATATAAACGCACATGGCGGTGACATGCAGTTTTACCTTAGTGGTGCTCAGAAGATGTCATTAACTGATAAAAACTTGAATTTTCCTGATACTAGTATGTGTATAAACGATCTTAGAATAACCGCAACATCAGGAGACAACACAGGTGCGGGTATGAAATCCAATATGGTTGCTGGTGAGTCTTTAGTATTTGGTGATTTCTGTTATATGAAGTCAGATGGCAAGCTAGGTAAGGCTGATGCCGATGCTGGTACTACTACACCAACAATAGCAATGGCACTAGAAACTATAGGTAACAATGCTTCTGGTGACTTCTTGCTTGACGGTTTTGCGTTTGATACCGCATGGAACTGGACTGTTGGAAGTACACTATACACAAGCGTAACCGCAGGAGATATAAGTCATGTTATTCCTTCTGGCTCTGGCGATCAGGTTCAGGTAGTAGGGATAGCGATACATGCAGATCGTATTAGATTTAGTCCGTCATTAGTGCGGGTGGAGGTGACATAATGGCTACAGCAACAGTTGTTTACGGATATGACAGTTACAGTTCAGCACCCGGTTGGACAAATCCTGGAAGAGCTGTGGACGGTCAGAATGATCTTGAGGCCGTCATAGGTAGGAGCGGCATGGGTTCGACTACTAAAATAAGGTATGATGATAATACTGCATCAGGAGTTGCTTTAGGAATTATTACAAAAGTTGAATATGGTGTTTATGGGTCGCACTGGTGGCCTATGAATCAATGCGGTTGTCAGTTCGTAGGTGGAGGTATATTTGCAGTTATTCTCAGTTCTGGTCAATGGCGTTGGACAGACTGTTCAGAAGAACTTGCTGGCGAAGATATAAGTGATTGGAATTGGGATAACATAAACACACTTGATTTAGATATGTGGATGTGGAATGACGTAGAGTGGGAAAATTTTATGGATATAGACTATACTCAGATAAGAGTTACTTATGAAGAGTACGCAGGTCCTGTTAATGTAGCTGGCGTTTCAGGTGTAATATCGGCTAACATTAATTTAGTAAATGGTGTCGATTGGCAAACCAGTGTGAAGAAAATTTGTGGAGTAGACTAATACAAAGAAAAGGTTGGGTTTAAATGGCGACTAAAAAAGCATTAGTTATATACAATGGAATAGTGTCACAGTTACAGTCAGGAGATGGCCTTGCTGGTACTTCTGCTACTAGTGGGCTATGGCAACTTAATGCCTCTAACTGGATAACTGCTTCTATTACATATAACAACGTACAGATTGGTGGCAATCTTAATGTCGATGGAGATTTGACGGTAACGGGTTCTATGATCGTTAACGCTTCAACTCTTTACCTTGGTGACAATAAGCTTGGCAATCAGTCAACAGATACTCAAATCTTTGTAGGCAACATAACTGCTTCTGGTCCTTTCACTGTGTCAGACGCAACTAGTCCTTTCGTGGCTAGAGGCAATGCCTCTATTGATGGTACGTTAGGTGTAGGTGGAGTAGTTACACTAGACACCGTTAACGCAGAAGCAAACGATGTTGACAAGTTCTTGGTAGCTAGCTCTACGGGTGTGCTTACTTATAGAACGGGAGAACAAGTTAGATCAGACATAGGTGCTGCTGCTAGTCCTGCTGGTGCGATTTTAACTGCTAGCTTACCATTAGAGATTGTTGGTACAAAGGAAAGACTTAATTACCAAACTACCGACTTCTCGGTTGTTGCTAGTAACTTAACAATAACTGATAGTGGTATCGACCACGATCAAACTACGAACTTCGTAGCATCCGAACACATTAATTGGGCACAAGCTGGTGATGAAGATATCGAAGCATCTAGAATATCTCAGGTCTCTGTAACTCAGTATGAAGGGGCCATAGATCATGATGCTCTGACTAACACTCACAATCTTACTACAGATATAGATCATGATGCGTTAACTAACTATGTTGCATCAGAACACGTTGCTCTAGGTAATATAGACCACGGTTCAATAGCTGGTCTTGCTGACGATGACCATAGCAAGTACCCACTGGTAACTAACTTTGAAGCTGACAGAGATACTATAGCATCTACTTGGTCAGAATTAACAGATGGTGCTTTAACTGCTTTACATTACCACGATGACGCATCTTACATGGACCACGGTTCATTGCTAGGATTAGAGGACGATGACCATACTCAATACATCTTACACTCACTTGCTGATGCAGTGAATGACTTTTTAATTGCTTCAGGTAACGATCAGTATATAAGAAAGACCTTATCTGAAACTGGTGCTATACTCGAAGGTGACATGAACCATGACAACCTACAAGGTGTTGTGGCTAGTGAACATATTAATTGGGCGCAAGCTGGTGATGAAGATGTCGAGGCATCTAGAATATCTCAGGTTTCTGTAACTCAACATGAGGGTGCTATAGACCATGATGCTTTAACTAACACTCACAATCTTACTACCGATATAGATCATAATGCTCTAACTAATTATGTTGCATCAGAACACGTTGCTTTAGGAGACATAGACCACGGTCTTATAAGTGGTCTTGCTGGCGATGACCACACTCAGTATTTACTTGCTAGTGGTTCTCGCGCCCTGACGGGTGATTGGGACGCTGGTAATTTCATCATAAGGACAGGAGAAATTAGGTCTACTGCTGGTGCGAACGTTGGTTTAAAGCTTTCTAATGTTGGGAATTCTAACTTTATATTTATAGAAGATAGTACGGAGCACATTGGTTTCAACGTCGCCACTCCGACTAGGCCTATGGATGTTTTCGCGGGTGGTTTGTTTACTTATACCCTCATGAAACTTCATGGCTCCGGTGCATACTGTTGGATAAATTTCCTAGATGCAGGTACGACAAACCAAG